GAAGATGGGAAGGGACACGCCTGACCGCAGCACCTTGTCGCGGCAATATGCCTCTACTCGGTGGTTACGCAGGAACTGCATCTCACGCACTTCGCAGAATCGGCTAAAACTGTCCCACCACACGCAGACGTTAAGCGGCAACGGGTCGCAGGGCTTGGAGCAGATCGCGTGTATAGGCATCCTTGCCCACATTGCACCACACTCAAGCATCACGCTGAACATAGGTGCTCGCATTGGCTCGGCTCTAAAGCCTAGGACGGTACAGAGCGTGAAGCCTCCTTGGCCTTCCTGATGGTCGTACAAAAACTCATTGCGAACGTAGGCCGTGGTGTACGGCGTATCTACCATGAAGCTCATATCAGCCCTTCTTTGCGTAGTTGTGCGATGGTTCGCACCATGCCCTCAAGGTGAGCAAGGCGCACATAGTCGCGGTCAAGGTCGGTGCGGAACCGGCGGTCTACGGCGTCGTGGCAGGCGCTACACGCCCACGCACCAAGCAAGTCATCAGCCTTGATGCCCATACCGCTGACTCCTGATAGGCGTATGTGAGCCAATACGGTCGTTGCGCTGTTGTGGTTGCAGATATCGGGCAAGCGCACCATGCAGCCCCTATCTCTTGCTTGGTCACGCAGGTTCATACACCGGCTCTGGTATCACGATGCCCATTTCGGCGCAGCGTGTTTCTAGGAATAACAGATAGTCGCTGAATTCTTGTTTGGTCAGTTTGCTAGAGCGTTTGATCGGGCGCATACGTTTGCGGCCAAAACCTTCTAGCGTTTCCCAACCAAAGCACTCCCCGAGAAAGTATTCGTGCAGGTCGTCTCGTGTCCATCCTGCCAACGCCTCACCGCCGCCTTCTAGAATCGCAGGGTATGCCACGCCCCACAGAAAGCGGTTCTGTTGATCGGTGCGCGGCTTGCGCCATTCCAGCACCTCTATGCACCACGCACGGTCAGACGATAGCCCCTGCACCATGCGTGCGGTAGCCGTCGCCAACTGCTCGGGCGTCGTGCCTTTGGGGAATACGCGTTTCAACGGCTTGCCTCTAGCCACTCCTTGCCGTACTCCACATCTGTCCAATCGGCAAACCACGGGCCGCCACGGGTGAAATGCACCGCTATGGGGTTTGGGCAGTCATCCTTCGTATGCCACCCTTCAAGGTAATTCCACGCCACGGGCAATTCCCCAATAACATCATCCGTAAGCCATTGAAATCGGTGCAGATACATACCCGTCTGCGTGTTGACCACCTCGGGCGTTAGGCTCTTGACTTGTTCGTGGCCGCAGTTGATAAACATGAAGCTAGACCAATTTTTTTTGGGATACAGATGTTGCGCGCGGTTGTCCATCTTGACGGTTTCAGTAGGCCGGTAGTCGTGCTTTACAAGAAAGCAGGCTTTTGCCCCGTCGGCGTAGTCAAGCAGTCCCGCAATGTCCCCCCGGAAAAGAAAATCGCAGTCCACAAATACCGCCCAACCGCTGTATCCGGCAAGATACGGCGTCAGGAACCGGGTAAAGGAAAACTCCGTAGACGACAGCGGATCAGCCTCTCGCGTATACAGGCCACGACTCCGAAGTTCTGACTGTTTGATGGGTTTAATATCAAGAAACTCGGTGGAGTGCCGCGCCATAGACTCTCGGCAGACCTGATATGCGATGTCCTCGCGGCTGTCGTAACCAATAAACACTTTCATAACCGTTCCTCAAAGTCTATGTATCGCCAGCCTAGGTACTCGGGTGTCACGGCGTAAACGTCATAGTCATACCCACGCTCCCGATCCACTATTTTCTGAACACGCCAATCGGGGAACGTCGTTTTAACGTCCACCAACGCCGCTACGGTCATGCTGGCGTTGACGATGTAGTAGTAGTCAGGGCGAGGATCGGCGGCATCAAACGACTTCTTGGCGCAAATAGCGGCTGTCTCAAACGGCCACGCCTGATACCCGAAATCGTGCTTGATGTGCTTCACCTCTATGCGCTTGCCCGAGGCGTATATGTCTCCCCTATCGGCAAACTCGGCTCGGTCGGCAAAATCTTTTGCCATGCGCCGCTTGGGCAGCGTCACGGTATGGCCGATGTTGAGGAGATAAGTCGCCACGACAATCTCTGCCGGGCGACTCGCCCTAAACCTCGCCTCAAAGTCAGAATGGGGTGTCAAGGTCATCCCAATTCTTCTCGGTTATCTCGGGCTTCTTGGTGGCTTGCTGCTGCGGTTCGCCTTGCCGTGACAACTTGCCCTCACCCTTCGCCTCAATCTTGATGCTCATGTACTTGTCACCCGTCTTTTGGCTGGCTTTAATCCAAGCCGACAGGTTGTAGTCCACGTTGTTAATCACCGCCGAGCCACGGTAGTCAGGGCGCTTTTCATTCCCAGATTTGTCATTACGGAATAAAACGCCTTTCATGTTTGGATCGTATTGAGTCACAGCTTCAACTCCTTCAGCTTGGTTACTTTCTCGTCTAGTTCTGCGAGGAACTTGCGTACCTCGTCCTCCAACTCGGCAATGCGTTTATCGTCACGCGGAACCCGCACGATCAGCATTTGCAGATGCTCGGGTAAGCGGCTGTCGTAGCTCACAAAGTCGCACCACGGTCGGTTGGTGCAGGCCATCTGCCATTGCATCTGCGTGACGTACTTTTCGGGCGGCTTACCGGCTAACAGGTACTCCAAATGGGTCGCCGTGTTGGGACACTTAAACTCCACGCAGCCTTCGCCTACCAAACCGTCTGGGGACGCGCCTGACATGGCTATCGCCGGGTGGTCTATGAAGCCCACCTCCTCCACCAATTCGCCTGTGCGGGCGCTATAAGCGGCTCTAGCGTGTGGCTCCTGCTCTACGCCCCACTCCATTGCGGCGCTGCTGAACCCCGCCGCCTTCTGGCCCGTCAGCCGTTCCACGATCAGGTCGGCCATATAGTTGTCGCGGGAGGCGCTGTAGCCGCTCTTGGTCTTGGCGACCACATCAGCCACGCGAGAGGCGGTGACTTTGCCTAGCCGTGCTGCAAACCAGTCGTCCGTGCGCTGTTCCATTACTTTTTCCTCACCCAAACAATATCTATCTCTTTAATTGGTTCTTCGTCATCAGCCAATTCTTCAAACAAGTCGCACGAATCGTAAGCACTAACTGGTTGCGCTTTTGCCTTTTTATACGGCGGCCATGAAAACGCACAGAACCCCTCATCGTGTTGTTGATCAACGTAATAGATGCAATTACCGCAACATCGTTCGTCTTTATGCTTGTTCATGCTGCCTCCGGGCCGGTTAGTTCTTTCTTGCGGGCGGTAAACTGGTCAATGTGCGTCATGCGCTGCTCTTTGGTCAGGCGCTTGAACAACTTGGTCAGTTCTTCTACCGACACCGCCCCGTTAATCAGCGCGACCAGATCGGGGTCAACCTGCGGCGGTGAACCCTCGGGCAAATCCTCGCCGCTAAAGATGTACAGGCCAAGGCCGTGCAGCGCGATGCACTTGGTCAGGCAGCGCATAATGGCCGTGTTCACCGCAAACGAATCGGGATCAACAACGCTGCGGTTACGGTTGTCCATGACGGGGAGCAAGCAAGTCTTGGTGTCGCCTTTAATCTCCACGCTGACCTTGACCATCGCCGTGTTGTTCTTGAGATAGCACACCGGCATACCGCCCTCGTACTCATGCACGACGTAGCGGGCAGCCGGGTCAATCTTCAGGACTTCAGCCCACGCCCACGCCCATGACAAATACGACAGGCTGCCTTTCTTTTCAACGTGATCGTTGACGTTAATTTTGAGCAGTTCGCTCATTGACCTTCTCCAATTGTTCGTTAATGACGGCCATCAGTTCGGCCAAAGCCTTGTTACAGGCTTCTATGCGTTCTTGTTCTTCCAGTTCTTGCATCAGTTGGTCTTGGTGATGCCACCAAGTCATGTCGTCATCGTGCATGGCTTGCTCGCTCCTCTGCTGGGGTGCAGCCACCGTCGCCGCACGGGTCAAGAATGGCTGCTGTGGCGTATAGCACTACAAGCAGGATGGCTTGGGGTAACCAGCGGCTCACAGGTCGTCTCCCCAAGGGCCGTTCATCAGCGCGTCGTTGGTGGCAATTTCCTCAAGCTCAAAGATTGCATCTGCACCGAGGTCGCAAATGTCTAGCTTGATGTCGTGGTTGAGCGATGAGGCGGCCTTGTCGTTGTCAAGGAAGATGCCGATCAGGTCGGCAGCCTCAAGGATGATGCCGCCATCTAAATCCTGCGTGTACTCCACGCGAACCTCAAACTTGTTGTTGAGGGCGTAGAACGTACCGAAACCGTGGAAAGTGTCTTTGCGTGGCATATCTATTGCTCCTGTGTTGTGTTTATCAACGGTTCCCAGTTTAGCAATCTAAACGGCCATGTCAACACCCTAGGCAAAAAAAGTTTAGGCCGGTAGACTCCCGAGCATGGACATCCAGAAGCTCATCAAACGATACGGCAGCCAGCAGGCCGTTGCTGCGGCCCTTGGCGTCACGAAAGGCGCTGTAAGCCAATGGGTCAAGGCTGGGGCGATCCCTGCGGCTAGGCTTTGGCAGATTAAGGCCGGGGCTATAAAGCCGCCAAAAGGCCGTTAATGCGCGTCTTGCCCATAAAAAACGAAGAAACGCACGATTGGTTATTGCGAGTGCATTACGCCAAACGGATACCGTGCGTGTCGTATGCGTTTGGTTTGTTTGACGGGCAAGAGCTTAAAGGGGTGGTAACTTTCGGAAGTCCTCCCAGCCGACATTTGTGCGAAGGAATCGCTGGGCCAAAAAATGGGAATTTGGTGTTAGAGCTAAATCGTCTTGTATTTGCCGAGCCTGTAAAAAACGGGCCAAGCCTTCTTGTTTCGCATAGCCTTCAATTGTTACCGAAACCAACTATCGTGGTTAGTTTTGCCGATAGCGCCCAAGGGCATATTGGGTACGTTTATCAGGCGACTAATTTCCTATACACAGGTTTATCCGCAAAACGGAAGGATTGGAAAATAAAGGGGATGGAGAATTTACATAGCCGTGGGGTTTCAGCGTTGGCGCAAGGACAAGAAAGCGTTGCTGCTTATTTACGACAACGATTTGGAGACGATTTTTATGCAGAAGAACGCCCACGCAAACATCGCTATATTTACATTTGCGCGAACAAAAAAGACCGAAAACGGCTTTTAAGTGAAATGCTTTATCCGATTGAGCCGTACCCAAAAGGCGACAGCAATCGTTACGACATTGGGTATGTCCCTGCAACGCAAGGGCAATTGTTTTGAGTTTAAAAAACGAAAAACCCCCGGTTGGCGGGGGCTTGACGCGGCAGGAGGGCTGCCTTACGCTAGATTTGCGAATGAAGCGTGATGGAAGTCTGACTGACTGTTCTAGTCGTGTCAACCACCCCACCACGCCCAACAGCTCGGGTACTCTGGTCGGGGAAACAACGCACAGAGCCACCTTAAACCTAGATCGGGGCAGCCAGCCTCTAGGTGCGCGGCGTATCGTCGGGAAGCGCAAATGGCAACCGGAGCAATCCGGTGAAAAGTAGCCGACAGCAGGGTGGCTCCGTCAGTCATCTAATCTCTGCACGATCCACGTTAGGCGTAATCCGTCTTAACCGTGCAGAGTTCACCATCAGTCATCAGTTCTAAACCATAGAGAGGTTATATATGGGTGATGAATTCACTTACTTTCCGACTAAACAAGCTCAACCGGAAAAGCCGAAACCCAGTCACAACCTAGAACACCAGTTCCACTCCAATCAGGCTATGTGGAACTCGGCAGTACAAGAATCCCCGCTAAACCGCTTAAAGTTTTACGACGCACAGTTAGCCAGAGGCATTGAGGTCAACCGTGATAGGGTCGCTGAACTGATCCGAGAGGCTGGCGCTGCTGCCGTATTGTCGGATAGGGATACGATCGGGCTGGTACGCCAGCTTTGGGGTGAAAAGGCTGTGGAGAGACTTCGTGCCAGAGTTAAAGCGGAGCAATAGAACGTGGTGGATTATCTGGTTAGGGCGCTGCATCAACGAGGCAAGGCGTGAGATACAAGGCGAGGCGGGATGCGAACGATGGCCTTATTGGCCGGGCGCTACACGCAGCAGGGTTCACCGTCCTAGACTTCGCCTCAAACGGCGGCGTACCAGATCGTCTCGTCGTGCGGAATTTGCCCGACGGAACACCGTGGGTGTGCTGGGTAGAAATCAAGGTAGAAAAAGGAAAACTACGCCCGAGCCAAGAAAGGTTCCAAGCGATATTTGAGCCACGCGGGGAGTTTTACGTTGCGCGTGATCCCGAGGCCACGGTGCGTGAGTTGATGGAGCGTTATTTAGCCGCCATTAAGCCCGAGCATCCT